CGTGATGATGCCTCGATCCTTTCGCAGATTCCAGCCAGCGATGGCGGGACAACGGATGACAATCGCCACGGTGTTATCCTCAAGAACGCTGTTAAAGCGCAATTGAAAGCGCGTGGTCGCCGCTCTGCTTTGCACAGCCGCAGCTAACTCATAACCAAAGGAAAGGAAACCTAAGTAAATGAAATCAGTAGTCAGTAAAATCCGCTGGATGATCGCGTGCTTCATGGCACCGCTAATCGTCGCGCTACATCGCATCGGTAAGCCGCAAGGCTTTGAGGTGTTTGGCGCAATCAGCCCTACAACCTTCAATCCTTGGCCGCTACTCAGTCATGACGACGATCCTGACTGGAAGGTGGTCAGGTATCCTTATGCGGCAGCCGGTGGCCCAGCGTTATCTACGCTGAAACCCGGTTACCTCGTGATATTCGATGCCGCGAGAGCTAACGTGAACCCAGGTCTGCCAGCCAGCGATGCAACGCTGGAAGGCGTCATTCTGGACTTACCGAACGATCCTGCCAATCCGTCTGATACGACGGTAGGTGTTGCTCTCAGTGGGTCGTTCGACAAGAACACAATCAAATATGCGGATGGCACCACACCTATCAGTGTGGCTGGCGTGACACGTCTGCGTGACATGAACATCTTTCTCGACAACGCTGTCCCAGGCGGTGCCTTCGTTCCTTAACAATCAACCTACTAGGAGTAACAAAACATGCCGTTAAACCCTGCATACGAAACCAAAACGCTGCTGGCTCCCTTCGATGAAGGTCCGCTCGTTCATACCTTCTTGCGTGACACGTTCTTTACCGCGCGAGAATACCCACCGACACCACTGATCGAATTCGACTTCCGTCGTGGTCGCCGGAAAATGGCTCCTTTTGTTGCGCCACTCATAGGTGGCAAACTCATGGAGAGGCAAGGCTTTGAGACTCGGTTCTTCCGCGCACCGCGCATTGCACCTGTCCGAGCCTTGAGAACACCGGACTTGGAGGCACGGCTACCCGGTGAGTCGATCTATTCCAGCCGTTCGCCAGCCGACCGCGCAGCGGAGTTACTCGCGCAAGATGCCGTGTTCTGTGATGAGGCCATCACACGACGCGAGGAATGGATGTGCCGCAACGTGTTAGTCAACGGTAAGATTACCGTCACGGCTGACACAGGTTACTCGACCGTGATTGACTTCACGGAGACTAGCCTTGGCGTAGGCACAGCGAACAACCACGACATTCCGGCTATCAAGTGGGATACAGCCGGAAGCGACCCATTGGCTGATCTGGAAGCCTCACGGCTTAACACGATCAAATACAGCGGCATCAGTCCGAACGTTGTCCTTATGGGTGCCAACGCTGCCAAGGTGTTCATCCGTAACCAACAGGTCTATACGCTGTTGGACAAGATGCGTTACCAAATCGCGACCGTCGAACCCATCATCCAAGACGACGCGGTTGTGAGGATTGGCAAGGTTCCAGGGATGGAAATCTACGAATACTCAGAGTATTTCGAGGACGACGCGGGTAACTTGTTCCCGATGTTGCCAGACAACTTCGTCATGCTGCTCTCGACGAACGTGCCTAACAAAATCATCTATGGCGCATACACTCAGTTGGAAGATGCCAAGGCGCAACGCTTCGTGACCTATCAGTCCGATCGCGTTCCGTTCATCTACGGTGATGAGGAAGATGGACATTTGTTCTATCGCCTCACTAGCTGCCCATTGCCGATGCCTTATGACATTCTCGGTTTCCGAATCATCGAGGCATTGGCACTCACCTTCCCTGCCTCATTCCCACCGGGTCAAGACCCATCGAAATACGTCGAAGGTGACGCGGTGCTTGATACACTCACCGGCGACATTGAAGGCGGGGCTGAGGAAGCCGCGAAGATGAAAGCGGACGCTGAGGAAGCGCGGACGAAGGAAGCTGCGGAGAACGCTGCGAAAGCCACCAAAGGCAAGGGCAAAGGCCAAGGCGAAGGCGGAAGCACGACCCACAGCGGCACGCACGAACACCACAACAAAGGACAAAGCCACAAGAAAGAGTAACACGTGGGGCTTCGCCAACAGTTCGCTCCTGACCTCTCAAACGTGTTTGAGAACACGGATGAGTTTGCCACGGAGCGTGAGTTCCGCATTAACAACGGGCAGGGAGGTTGGATTATCTTCCGCTGCCCCGTTGTGTGGGATGAGGAAGCTGTCAAGCAGATGCCACTTGTCACTATTCATGGCGTGTATATGGGTGACGTGCGCTGTTACATCGAACACAAATATCTGCCTCGGATGCCGTTGGCGGGTGAACTGATCTACTCACCCGCTAACTCTCCGTGGGAGGTATTGGACTGCACAGATGAGGAAAGCTGCTACGTGCTAGCCTTGCACGCCAGACGTTCGCAGCCAGCCGCATACGGAAGCAACTAACATGGTGCAAATCGTTGTTGACTCTCGTGACCTACTGAAGCTTGTCACTTCATTGGACAAGGTGAAGAACGGTGTTGAGCGTGCGCTGGCGCCCGCAATTAACACAGCCTTAGCCAATGGCAGGACAGTCATTAAGCGCGAGATTCGCAAGCAATACACCATCAAAGCCAAGGACATTCCGATCACTCTGCATAGAGCGAGTTACAAGCATCTGGTAGGTGAATTTCGGATTGACCAAGGCATGTTGCCATTGGAGAAATTCGAGTTGCATCCGCGCGGCTTCACTCACAAGCGGAAACTAATCTTCGCGCGTGTTAAGCGTGGCAAAGGTGGGTATCTAAGGCACAACGCATTCTTTATTCCACGTGGCGGTCCTTATCATCGGCTGGGGCCTGAGCGTTATCCAATCGCCAAGATGGTAACGATCAGCGCAGCAATCATGGCCTCACAGCCGGAAGTCGAAAACGCAACTCGTGAGTCAATGGGTTTCACATTGGAGAAACGCATCAACCACGAGATTGAACGTGTCTTGGCAACCTCAGGAAAATAACTATGGGCTTACTAACAATCATCTATTGGGTCTTACTCGTTCTGATACTTGTCGGCTGCTTCATCACGCCGACTTGGACGTGGGCACCACGAGCCAACTCACTCGTTATTCTCGTGTTGTTCATCATCATCGGCTTGAAGATTCTGAAACCAACCTGGTAACGTGACACCCACCCCTGTAACACCACCCGAGCGTGACACGGGTCAACGCGCACTCAGCGTGTATGACTTGGAAAAGACGCTCGTGATCTTTATCCAAAGGATCGTGGATGCTTACAGGTTCGACAACCCAACCCTTAACCTATCGCAAGCCACGGGTGTTAGCGATCAGATGCCGCAAGACCCTGACCAACCGCCAGTGAATTTTGACCCTACCTTGCGAGCGCAAACGCTGGCGTTGAAAGTAGCACCGCGCGTCATTCGTGGTCGCGTTCCAAGGACTGTTACTGGCGAAATCGACGTGGACAAGCTGGCGGACGTTCCTCACATCCTTGTGCAGATGGTAGCTGCCAAGGTGGAGAACACCGAAACGATTGCCACGGTAAGGATCTTCGTGTGCATGTATGACGAGAGTCCCGACAGCCAAGGCTATCAGGATTGCCAGAATATCATGGAAGCCTTAGCCATTGCGCTCACGAGTTTTGGTCAGGCTGGCATAGATAAGGCGTATGTCATCGTGATGCCTATTGAGTGGAAGTTACTTGAGGCCGATGCGTTTCCGCATTACATCGCGGAAATGACAACTCATTGGGAACTGCCGAGTGGCCGGCCTTTGCCTGACTATCCGCCATCATTTCTTGGCGTGCCAGCGGAGCACATCGACCTACACGTTAGTCCGCCGCCAATCGTCCCCTTTACTGTGAGTGATGACACGGAACCCGCGCCTCAGCCGCCAGAGCCACCGCCTGATGTGTTCGTGTTGGAATTCAGCCCTAGCCAAGTGAATCCAGCGCAGAATAGGTTTCAGATACAGAACCACGGGCTGACAAACGACATGGAGATTCGCTTCGCTGTTGGCAATCCGACTAACTTGCTGCCGACTCCGTTGACGGAAGGTAACTACTACTTTGTTGTGAACGCTACGACTGGCAATTTCCAAGTGGCGACAAGCTTGGGTGGCGCAGCGGTAGTCCTCACTGATTCCGGCGTAGGTAACAATGACATTTGGAAACGAGGCACAGCATGACAAAGCTGCACGGACAAATCATTTTTCTAGGCCCCACCATCCCTGGCCTTGGCTTGCAACATGGGATGATCTTCCGCGATGGTATTTTCGATGCGCTGTATCCTTGGATTGATCGCTGCCCCGCACTCGGAGGCTTGTTCGTGCCGATAGAGCTATGCGCAACGGTAAGGCGCGAATTGAACATGGACTTAGGGCGACAAGTCCGAGGAACACAGGGTAAGTATGTGACATTTTATCGTGAAGTTCAAAACTGGCTGACACAACAGCCTCAGAAAACCCAAACACAAACAGGAGTGAAAGTAAAAACCCATGCCTAATCTTGGAGCATTCAAACACGGAGTTAGTTGGGAAGATGTCCCTACTAGCGTCATATCACCAGTAGCAGCTTATCCGGGGATGAACGTTGTCATTGGCAGCGCACCTATCTGGCAATGCACCGACCCAGTCCTTGGCCCCAAGCTTGTCAATACGCCTCGCATCTACAACAGCTACGAGGAAGCAGTAGCCGAAATGGGTTACTCGAATGACTGGAAAACCTACGACATTTGCGAGCACATGGACGCCTTGTTCGTGGAGTTCGGTATGTATCCAGTGACCTACATCAACGTGCTCGACCCGACTAAGGCGGCTGTTGTTGTTCCGCCAACGA